CCCCAAAATACAGGCACGTTTACATTCACAAGCGCCGTTTCATCTTCTAACTATTTACGAGGAGCAAGTGTATCAGTAGCACACCCATCGGGGGGAGTGGGAAGCACAATTGAAATAACAGGTCGCCTGTACAATTTCACTGCAAGTAGATATACCGTTAACTTAACTGGTGGTTTACTTTGTGAAAACGCATTTTCTATTACTAACGGAACTGTAAACCACAATGACTATAACATAGAAACTAGAATTAATTTAGATGTTCGAAACGCAACTTTTAATAGATCAAGTACTTTTGGTACGGTTACTTTTAATACAAGTACAAGCTCGGGGATGACCATTACTGGTGACGGCTCATCTACGATGAATTTACAGATTGGTAGTGGAACTAACACTATAAGTTCACCCGACAATTTGGAAGTAAACAACCTTGAACTTTACGGAAAAATTTCCGGGGCTTCAAATTTAGTTTGTTACGGGAATATAACAATTTTCAGTAGCGCAACAATATCGAAACCTTTGTGGATGCGGGGGGGGGTTGGGACAACGCAAACTTTTACTTCATCTGCATCAACGATTGCTGCTCAAGTTCTTTTTGGTGGGTCGGCTTCAAGCACGTACAACATTGCCTCAAATCTTGTTTTTGCTAGTACTTTTACAATCGCCTCCGGGACGTTTAATACAAGCATATACAACATAAATGCTACAAGTTTTTCGTTAAGCAGTTCTTCGACTACGGTTGTAAACATGGGCAGCGGCATATGGACTGCAACTACTAGTAGTTTCACCGCAACGGCATCTGCATCTTTAACTATAAACCGACAAACATCAACAATTAGGATGACTTCTGCTTCCGCCAAAACTTTTGCGGGGGGTGGGTACACCTACGGAACTTTGACTCAAGGCGGCGCAGGTAAGTTAACAATCACAGGAAGTAACAGTTTTTCCAACATAACTGCATCTACTAGGCCGTCAACCATAGAATTTACGGCGGGAACAACGCAAACTTGCACTGCGTTTGGCGTGTCCGGAACGGCAGGAAACCTTGTTACTTTGCAATCGACAACAACATCTCCGTTTACACTTGCAACAGGATCAACAGTAACAACCAACTCAGACTATTTGTCAATTAGCTATTCCAACGCTACTGGTGGAAATTGGTTTGCTGGTAACAACTCTACAGATGGCGGCAACAACACTGGTTGGGTATTTAGGGCTGCATCCCTTGGCGGTCTATTCCTTTTATTCTAAGATGTGGATCCATTCACTCTCCTCATGGCAGCCCAAACTGCCGTTGGCTTCATTAAAGCAGGATGCAACATGCTCCACGAAGGACGCATGGAGCTTGAAGGAGCCAAGAAGACTGTCGAAGGAGTCATTGGCGATGTTAAAGCTATCCGAGGAATATTTGACTGGTTCATTGGACTGTTTAAACGAGCAGAGCCAACCGAAACCAAGCCTGTGGCAAAAGCGAAAGCCAAAGCCAGCAAGCAACAACAGTCTTACGAAGAACTTGAACTCAAACTCATCAGCGAGATTGGGGCAAACATCGGGGTGTTATTTGACACACAGCAACAAATTACAAACTGCTACCTTGAACTAGAGGAGACATCAAAGACCAACTATGACCCAACGCAAAACACATCAAAGAAAGCCATAGAGAGGGCTTTGATTGAGTTGCAGATGGAGAAGTTGATGGAGCAGACCCGTGAAGCAATGGTGTATGCACCGCCTGAGTTGAAAGACTTGTACAGCAGATTTCTAAAGATGCATAACAAGATTGAACAAGAGCAAGCGTGGGCAAGGTCAGAGACAATACGCAGGGCAAGACTAGCAAGGTGGAAACAAGAACAAGAGGAGATTGAGTTAATTGGGCTGATAAGTAGCGGGGTTGCAGTTGTGTTTATATCTATGTTTTTTGGATGGATGATGTGGCAACTACGAAACTTATCTGCTGGGTTTTAATAGGGGTAGCAATATGTATAGTCGTGGGCGTAACAGGCATGGCATACATAGAAACCCTATACATGAAATCCCAGCTAAAACAAGAGATGAAAGAGTTGCGGAAACTTAAACGTGAACTAAAGGAAAGCAAATGATGACGCTATTCTCAACCCTACTGTCTTTCCTGATGGGCGGGTTACCCAAATTGATGGATTTTTTCCAAGACCGCGCTGACAAGCAGCATGAGCTTGCTTTGGCGCAGATGCAGACTGAGCGTGAGTTGACCTTAAAGAAGGCTGGGCTAGAAGCACAGGAACGCATTGAGCATATTCAAACGGAACAGATTCAGATCAACGCTGAAGTGACCAACGCACAGACTGCTATGCAAGAGCGTCAAGCCCTCTATGCTCACGATATTGCCATTGGTCAAGGAGCCAGCCAATGGGTAATCAACGCACGTGCTATGGTGCGTCCCGCCATAACTTATGGCTTGTTTATTCTGTTTGCCTTCGTAGAGATCTTTGGTTTCTGGTTTGCTTTCTACAAGGAAGTGCCATTTGAAGTTGCACTAGACCTACTGTGGGATAACGAGACACAGATCATCTGGGCATCTGTTGTGTCGTTCTGGTTTGGTACACAAGCATTTGGTAAGAAATGAACATCTCTGACAAAGCCTTAAAAATGGTGATACACCATGAAGGGGTGCGTCAGAAGCCATATCGTTGCCCAGCCAAGCTGTGGACGGTAGGGGTGGGGCATGTCCTATACCCAGAGCAGGGCAAGTTAAAGATAGATGAACGGGACGGTGTGCGTTTAAACGATGCAGACAACCGCACATTCAGCATGGAAGAAGTCAATGCAATTCTTAAATCAGATTTGGCTCGTTTTGAGCGAGGTGTGGTTCTATTCTGTCCTGTACGGCTTACCGGAGGTCAGTTCGATGCTCTTGTATCTTTTAGCTTTAATGTTGGCTTGGGGACATTACAGCGAAGCACCCTCCGTCAGAAGGTTCTTAGAGGCGATATGGAAGGGGCGGCAGAAGAACTCTTGAAGTATTGCAAGGCTGGTGGGAAAATACTCAAAGGGCTAGAGAATCGCCGTAAAGACGAGCGAGCTTTGTTCTTAGGATAAAAAATGCCATTAAAGAAACTACTGTTTAAAGCCGGAGTCAACAAAGAAAACACTCGGTACACCAATGAGAATGGTTGGTACGAGTCCGAAAAGGTTAGATTTCGCCAAGGACTGCCAGAGAAGATTGGTGGGTGGACACGCATCTCTGCTAATACCTTCCTTGGAATATGCCGTTCTTTGTGGAACTGGGTAACGCTGGATAACAAGAACTATCTTGGTGTTGGCACAAACCTAAAGTTCTACATAGAAAATGGTGGCGCTTATTACGACATCACCCCCATTCGTGCTACCTCCACCATAAACAACAACCCGTTTGTAGCTACTCTAAACTCTTCAGTTCTTACAGTTACAGATACAGCACATGGCGCAACGGCCAACAGTTTTGTCACTTACTCAGGTGCGGTGGGTCTTGGTGGAAACATTACCGCCCCGTTTCTAAATCAAGAATACCAAATAGCAACCATCATTAGCGCCAACAGTTACACCATCATCGCCAAAAATACTAGCGGGACTACAGTCACAGCTAATGCAACAGATGTTACTGGGTCACCCGGTGGTGGAGCATCGGTAGTAGCGGCCTACCAAGTCAATGCTGGATACGCTATACAAGTACCCCGCGTAGGCTGGGGTGCAGGGTTGTGGAATAGAGGTCTATGGGGTAGAGGTACAACAGGATCAGCCACCAGCGCTTTACAGATTTGGAACCAAAATAACTTTGGACAGGATTTGATCTTTGGCCCAGCGGGTGGGGGTTTGTATTATTGGGACGCGGCACTAGGTTTAAATCTTAGAGGGGTTAATATTGTTGACTTGGTTGACCCAAGCGAGACAAACCCTCCCGTAGTACAGAACTATTTACTTATATCTGATTCTTCTAGATATACGATTCTTTTTGGGACAAATGATTACGGATCAACATCAATGGATCCAATGCTAATTCGTTTTTCTACTCAAGAAGATCCTTTGGTTTGGACTCCTTCAGTCACTAACTCTGCGGGAAGTTTGAAGTTATCTCACGGGTCGCAAATTGTCTCGGCAGTCCAGACTCGTCAGGAGATTGTGGTTTTCACTGATTCTGCCGTGTACTCCATGCAGTTTCTTGGTGCGCCACCTTGGTGGGGTTCTCAATTACTGGGCGACAACATATCCATAATGAGCCAGAATTCTGCCATTGTTGCCTCTGGCGTGGTTTACTGGATGGGCGTGGACAAGTTCTATAAATATGATGGCCGCGTTCAGACATTGAAATGCGATCTAAGACAGTTCATATTTGACGATATAAACCAAAGCCAAGCCGAACAAGTTTTTGTGGGAACAAACGAAGGCTTTAACGAAGTCTGGTGGTTCTACTGCTCTGAAGACTCTACAACTATTGACCGCTACGTAATCTATAACTATTCAGAGCTGAATGGCGAAGGTGTTTGGTACTACGGCACCCTAGCTAGAACAGCATGGCTAGACTCAGGACTTAGGACTTACCCTATGGCCGCAACTTATCTTAACAACGTTGTTTACCATGAGAATGGAAACGATGACAACTCTACGGCGACCCCAACGGTTATTGAGTCAACCATTAGCTCTGCTGAGTTTGATATAGATGACGGAGATAAGTTTGGTTTTATTCGCCGTGTAGTGCCTGACATTACCTTCAGAGGATCAACTGGAGATGCAACTCCGCAAGTTACTATGACTTTGATTCCAATGCAAAACTCTGGTTCTGGGGCAAACAACCCAAGATCGGTTGGGGGAGAAAATTACGCTTCTATCCAAAGAATTGCTACAGCCCCTATTGAAGAATTTACGGGTCAGGTATTTATCCGTGTGCGTGGCCGTCAGATGATCTTCCAAGTAGACTGCAATACGCTGGGAACTCAATGGCAATTAGGCTCTCCGCGCATTGATATCAAACAAGACGGCGGAAGGGGTAATTCGTGATTGTTACTTCAGACTTTGATTTAGATAGGGCTTCCCCGCCAAACCTACCCTTAGCTCCAACCGACTACGACTCAAGATATCAAGAGCAGCTAAACAACGTATTGCGTTTATTTTTTAACCGTTTAAACGCTATCTCCACCCAATTCAGTACGAGCGAAATAATCCCAGCCTTAACTGTTTACACGGTGGCAACTCTACCAAGCGCAGTAACGTCTGGCGCTGGCGCAAGATCCTTTG